GATGCAGCAGATGTTATTCTTCCCTGTGCATCAACTGTGATATTTGTATTTGTGTAACTACCAGCACTAACAGAAGTGTCAGCTAACTTAGCAGCAGTAACAACATCATTATCAATAGTAAAAGTTGCACCAGAATTACTTACAACAATATCTCCTTTATCACCATCAGAAATCGCTCCGTCTGCTCCGTCGTTACCAGCAGGGCCTTGAATTCCTTGGATTCCTTGGATTCCTTGACTACCTGTACTACCTGTCGCACCTGTATCTCCTTTCGGAATTGTAAAGTTAAATGTTGCAGCACTAGATGTTCCAGAGTTTGTTACTGACGCATTAGTTCCAGCATTTCCAGTTGTAGTAGAACCTACTGAAATTGTTGCAGCAGCACCGTCAGATCCATCATTTCCTGCTACACCCTGAGAACCAGTACTTCCTGTACTACCAGTATCTCCTCTTGGGATTGTAAAATTTAAAGTAGCTGCTGTTGTACTACCAACATTACTAACCGCAGCATTTGTTCCAGCATTTCCTGTGGTTACTGTACCTATAGTTACTGTTGCAGAACCTTCTCCTTGTGGCCCTTGAGCACCTGCCGCACCAGCAACGCCCTGGGGCCCCTGGGTAACAATTTCGACAATGGTAATAGGATTAGAAGAACTCATGGTGTTGTTGTGTGACCTTCACTTATAAATAGTGTACCTTCTAAATAATACATTTTATCGCCATTAGGATCTGTTAACAAAACATCATATTCAAGAATATTTAAATCAAAAGTAGCAGTCTGAGTATCAGTTAATTTTAAATCAACAGTACCATTAGCTCTATCGGTATAAGTTATACCAAAATCAGCATATTTATTTGTATGTTCAGTATTCCATACCTCTGCATCTACTGTAAATCCTGTAATGTTAACTGCTGTGCTATTAGAATCTTTAAAAATTAAACGAACAGGAAAATCTGCTCTACGTTGTACGGTAAAGTTTTTCTTTGCTGTTTTAATAGCCATTAACTTCCCTCAAGTGCAGCGACTTTGGTTTCTAATGTTTCTATCTTAGCAACTGCTTCCTGTAATGCTTTAGTTAGAACAGAAACTATTGCATCTAAATTTAAAGTTTGTAAACTGTTTTCTACATCTTTTTCTCGGTTTACAGCACTTGGTATGACTTCTTGTACTTCGTGTGCTATAAAACCTTCTCTTACGTCATCTTTGCTTTTAAAAATTTCATTATAATCTGCAAGTTGGTACGTTACTGGCTTTAAATTTTTAATTTTATTTATTCCTGACTCTGTTTGTAAGTTTATATTTCTTTTTATTCTATAATCTGAAAGAACTAAAGTAACATCACCAACAAATTGATTATCTACCCAAGCTTCTAGATGATCTGTACTTGTTGAATAATCATCCCAGAAAAAATTATATGAGTTAGCTGTGGCAGCTTGATTTCCTGTACCTCTACGGCTTGTTATACCAGCTAATCTTATAATCCCACTAGTAACATCAAGACTAGAAGCATCTGCACTACTTACATGACCTAAATCATATTTATTACGGCAAGAATCCTCTTTCCATTGAAAACCACCAACTGAATTAAATGCCCATCTTTCAACAGTATTAATATTTAAAGATATTGGAGCTACTTGTACTGTTTTTAACTCTAATTTACCTGTACCCTTATGAATTAAAGAAGAATCAGTATCAACTCCTGTACTTCCTCTTTGTAATCTTAGGCCATAATCTGTATAAGTAGTTGTATCAGTAACAAAGTCTATATATGCTTCTTGGTTATTAGCACCAGTTTTACATTCTATATATGCTGTTCCACTGGTAGGAACAACATTAATATGCCCTTTTATATCAAGTTGATTAACTTTAAATAATGCTGTATTAGTACCATTATTAGAAACTCCTATCTCATTAGCATCACTTCTATAAAAACCTGTACTTACACTATTTGAAAAAGTGTAAGAAGGATTAGACGCTGTTCCGTTAGGGCCAAAAAAACTACCATCAGTAAGGCTTATAAAATCTAATTTATCTGATGCGTTAGCTTTATAAAAAGACATTTTACTTGTTGCCTCATCTGCATACCACATATATTTGTACTTTTGGGTAGGCACAGAACCAAAACCATTATTAATACTTATCGCATCAAATAAATTATTTAAGTCAGTTCTTACATCTGAACCCGAAGCATTAGCAACAACGAAATCTGCTGGTTTTGCCATTTTAACTTAAGTTTTTCCTATTATACTACCCTTCACCATATCCGAAAGCACTATATGTAAATTCTCTCGCCACAAAACCTCCTGTTGCTCCATTTTTAATATTTACTACAAATTGAGTTGAGGTAACACTGGTAATAGTAAAGAAATCTCGATCTTGCATATTATTTATATTAATAGAAACTACTGGTTTAAAAACTGTGGTACTGCCACCAACAATAGTAGTTCCTGTAAAAAACTTTTTATGAAAAATAACTGTTGTAGCTCCACTTCCAGAACTTGTTAAAACTCCGTTTGTTGCACTTGAATTATCTATACTTCTTTCTGTTCTTGGTCTAAATATTATATCAACACCTAGCTCTTCAATATCTACATTTTCATAAGTACTTGCATTTTCTATATCGATTTTAAAAGATAAAGTTCTTGCAATTATATCTGTATTTGCAAATGTCTCATAACTACTACTTGCAGTACCTGTAGTGCTTTTAGCAACTTTGAATATAAGATCGGCACTCTTATCAACCGTACCAGAACCAGTGAAATTACTTTCAGGCCAATCATCTATGTTATCTGTAAAAGAATCCCATTGAGTTGCAGTGTTAAAACCAGATTTCTTAAAATGTGGTTCTAAATGTAATCTAAATGAATCCCCTAAATCAATGCTATTGGAATGAGAAGCAAAAGTATAGCTTCCAGTTGTATAACCAGTTTCTAATCTTAAACCACTAATACTAAAGTCATATACTGTGTTTACTTTTGATCCAGCAAAATTATTTGTATGTTCTCTTATTTGTGCAGCTAATTTATTACCTGATGTAATTGTTCTGTTTATAACAACAGAAGTTGGTGTAGCAGATTCATTATCTGCTACATCAACAAAAGTTAAAAAATATTCACCACTTTGATAATCATTAATAGTAATTTGGTCGAAATTACCATCAACTTCTCTTAATAAATTTGCATTTTGAGGAGTTGCAGTTCCATCTGAAGTGAGAGCATATTTTACTTTTACCTTACCGCCAAATAAAACATCTTTATCTGTAGAACGATCAAATTTTAAAATCAAATCATCACCACTTTCTTCAAATCTTAAATTACTTACATTAGAAGGTGCTGCTGATAGTCCAACTGCTGTAAGTGATTGATCTGCAATACTCGTACTTAATCTATTAAGACTATCAATAGATCTTACAGAAAAATCATATACACCTTCTTTATTGTTTAAAAGAATAAATTGATTTGTTAAAATATTTTCCACTACTGGCGAACCACCATTTAATTTATAACTTACTTGATATTTTTTAGCTCCATTTACAATTCCAATATTAAGAACAATTCTACTGGTTGCCCTACTATTAACAACAATAAGTTCCTCTTTTAATTCTTGAATTTCTGGTGCATCTAATTCATCAAGAAGTGTTGTTGACGGTCTACCTATACCAACACTATTACTTAAATCATCAATAAACGTGTATTTATTATCATCATAAACAATTGCTGTTATTGAAAAAACAAAATTATCTTTTTGTTTTATATTTGTAATCCTAAATTTTCTATGTTGTACATTACCAGTTTTAACAGCCCATATCGAACCAGCTTGAGGTAATGGACTCAAAACACTTGATAATGTAACTGTACTACCACTTACTGATTGAATAGTTTTTTCTTGTACTCCACCGTTAATATCAATTACTAAAAAACTATCATTAGCAACACCAACAGTAGTATCTGTACTGTTATCTACTATGATTACTGTTGAACTTGTAACCGCATTTATTCTGCCACTTGCTCTAATAGTTTCTTTTAATCTATCAGCAATTTTAATAACCATTAAAGGTTCTAATATAGAAGCTGCTTCTAAACCACATTCAAAAGTTACTATCTCAGATTCAAAATTTGAATTGTAAAGAATTGATCTACCAAAACGCTGTGCTTGATATTTGTTAGTTGTATATAAAGCTTGTATATTTGTTTGATTCAATCCGTACTTATCTATTAATGATTGACTGGATCGTACAGATATTTGATCTAGCTCCTGTATATCATTATTAAAATAAGAAACATTGACTTGTGTGAATTTCTTATCTTTATCCGTTCCAGAATAATTAAAAGCACCATCTACAACATTTGCATTAGTAAATAAATATGAAGTAACTGTATCTGGTTTATCTAAGGCAATTTTTAAAGATCCATTTTTATAGTACAAACTTGCCCTCATTACACCAGCAACTTCCTTAATAACAGTTAATCCTTTTTTTCTTGTCTTAATAACACCATTAAAAGAATATCTAGGTATTTGTTGGCCGTCAGGAGTATTAATTTGTTCAGAACAATATTCACTTGCTGCATAAAAAGAAGCTTTATCAATTGTAGCTTCATCTATCTGTAAACCATAATCTTCTGTTATAAGAGCATATAAAATCCAAGCTGGATCGCTTGTCCATGCTTTAGCAGTTTTAAATGTACCGTTAAAACTTCCGCTAAAAGTTAACCTGCCAGTTGCTAACTCAACTGTTGAATTGTGTGGAATTTTAACTTTAATTCCTCTTATAAAATATTTTCTTTGAGGTATATTAGGAAACTGCTCTGCTGAATACCTAAAACCAATATATGCTGATTTTACAAATTCTGTAATTGTTACAATTTGTGGTAAAATAGCTTGTAGACCTGAAAAAGTAAATTCTGTAAATCTTCTTTCGCCTTCTTCATATATATTTCTTCCATTATTATCAAAAGGATGACTAGCATTAGCAGTAGAAATCTCTGCTCTAAAATTTGCTCTAAATTCAGCATCTAGTCTTAAAACATCAACACTTATTGGATAAGTATTACTTCTTGCTGTTGCAGTTTCATATTTATTCTCAGGAATAGCTATTCTGTAGTCTTTACTATATGTACCAATCGAAACACCGTTGATTTGATCTTCAACACTTGCTGACGTTCCATCGCTGTTTAGAATTTCATTTCCATTTTTATCTCTCAATCTAATTTTTATATGAACATTACCGCTTAAACCATTGGGATATGTTGCATTGGGCTGTATTCCTATAGGTACAGAAGATCCATCATCTGCACCTATTTGTCTTAAACTATTCCATCTTAGAGTTACAATAACTGCTCGTGGTGTGTTATTTACACCCGATCCAGCGTTTACTGTGCCTGTTACTTTATTAGTTTCAGCGTTATTTGTAGAATTACTTGCCCCTGCTGGATCAATATTATAAACTGTATCAGGAGTTAAATTAACTGTTGGTGCTGAAGCAATCCTAAGTTCATTTATGCCTCCCATAAATTTCTGTGGATCAGTACCTGTTCTGATTGCTAATGATGTATTTGGTATATTTTCAACACCTGTAGAACTACGAATTACACGACCATCTAAAAAAATATCTTGTTGTGCTTGTTGTATATATGTTCTTTCAGCAGCGAGTATTTGAGGGTCAGTTGATGTGCTTGGCTCTAAAAGAGTGCTTGGTAAAGAAATACTGTTTTTAGACGGTGTGGCAAAACCTTCAATTTCTGCCCCATCAGAAACTAAATCTAAAAGAGTAAAAAACTGTACAGCTTTTAAAAAATCGGTTGGTAAATCCTCTTGTAAATTAAAATTATTTATATTGGTGATTTCTCTAGCCATAATTTATGTACTATCAGCTATTTGTACTGTATCAGCACCAGCACTGATAACAACAGATCCTACTAAACACTCTCCAAAAACTAGAGGAGCAGCACCACCAGCTTTTGTAGTGTTAGCATTTTGATTGCCAAGGAAAGATTCTACTTGTGGATCTGATCTAGTTTCTTGAGGAACTGGTGCAAGTAAATCAGCTAAAAACTGCAAACCAGTAACAGCAAGAGCAGTATATAATGCTTGTAATGAAGTTAGTGAAGTATTAATAAAACCTGCAGCTAAAGTTCCTAAAAAAGTAAAAATAAGGTTTCCACTAATTAGAGGTATTACTTTTATATCTCCTTCTCCCTTTATAATTAAATTTGCAAATGTTATATCTACATCATTCATTACAATGCTATAACAAGCTTCTGATAAATGCTGTTGGCAGTCTGGATAGTTTACTTTAATAAAACTAAATACTTGATCTACATTTGAAACATCAGCTTCAAACTCTTTTACACCACATAATTTTTTTAAAGGCCCATATAGTTTAATTTTTCTAATCACAATTCTGTCTCCTCAAAGTGCCAATTATCATCTTGGATCGAGTAAATGTACCAATCCATCATATAGATCTTACAGTTACTTATATCAGCTTCAGAAGGCTCTGCACTGCCTTCTACATGAGAATGAAGAACCGCTAATATATCAGCACCACTATCTTCACAAGCTGCAAAATCTAAGGGGTCAATAGCAAAGGTAATATCGTCTTGAACATGAGAGGCAATATTTTTACAGGGATAAAAAAATTCATTGCCACCTCTTTCTACCAACAAACCACAACCTTCTGCTGGTTTGCACTTTAAAAAATGTTTTTTAGCATCCTCTTTCCAAGTCATGTAAGAACAAAACTACCAACAGCAGGGAATCTATCTTTTGTTATCTGATTTCTTGGTAATTGTAAACTTTCAAAATCTAATGTATTTACAAGTTCAAAACTACAAATTTCTTTGTTTTCAACAATTTTTCTATTAATTTCAAACTTTTGCTGTTCTAATTCTTTTGATGTATCTGGTGTTCCATAAGGATTTGCAGCAGGGTTGCCACCGATAGGAGCAAAATTTGCATCATCAATAAATTGAGCCATTGTTCTTATTCTTAAAATTTGTGCTTTTTGTAAATCATTAAATGGTGTTTGAGCATTAACAAGCTCTAATATCGCAGTAAATGAACTAGCAATATTAGCAAAGGTCATTGTAGGTCTTGCCATTACTGTATTATCACCTGTCTGAAATCCTTCAGCTTGACAAGCAATAGCTGTGTATGAATTACCTTTCCAAATAATATCTGTGTTTATTTCATTTGTACCATTATGAAATCTGTATGGAGGAGGTACAGGCGATCCTGTTGCATAATGAATAGGTGAAAAAAGTTGTAATTCAAATAATTCAATAATTGTTATGCTATCTAATTTTTGTAACTGTTCAACTGGTATCGTCATGGCTGAAATACCTCCTCAAATGTTGCTTGTATTCTAGCTCTATTTAAATAAGGCATAGATTTATTCCAAGATCTACAAAAAAACTGTGATGAAGAACTTTCCCCTGGTGGTGTAAAAGTAAAGCTATCACTATTTTTTGCTCTAGTATCTAAAAATGTTTCTATAGTATCTGCTTCTGTTTCAGAAACTTCAAAAGTAAGTTGATATACTTTAGGATTTTGATTTAAACCAAAGACATTTCTTGAGATATAACCATCACCAAACTGCACTTCGATGTTTCTTGGTGCGGATCTTTTCTGTACTCCGTAAGTTGGATTTATAGCTGGAAAAGTAAATGACATTATGCGAGTAATCCTCCGCTACGTTTCTGTTTTACTATTTCTAATTGTATTGCAGTAGCTAAAGCCTCGCCAAATTGTTGACCATCACCTTCACTTTCTACAGACGAACCAGAAGCATCTACATTTACTACTACGTTTGTTGATCCTCCAAGTGTATGGTTTGGTGTAATCATTCCAGATACACCTGGACTAAACATTTCAGGTCCACGTTCTCCTACCATATAGCTATTACCAGCTTTAACAGGACCACCTTCTGCTCTGTTCTGAAAGTATTTTCCAGCTTTTCCAGGAAGAGCACTAAGCATAGAATTTACACCATACTCAAGAAGTGATCTTTGAATTTGAGCAAACACACTGCGAGCTACATCTCCAAGTGTTTTAGTTCCTTGTATTGCACCCTCTATAGCATCAACTATTCCTGTTTCTATACTGCTTGCAATACTGTCGTATAAATCTTTTGCTCTTTGTAACTCTTCTTGCTCTTTAGCTAAAACATCTAATTGATCTAATTTTGCTTTTATTTGATCTCTAGTTATACCTTCAGTTCCTTTCATTATTTCTTGTATTCTCATTTCAGTCTCAAACTGCTTTTCTGACATCTCATTCTTTTTTGTAGCTTTTTCAATTTCTTTATCTAAATCTGCTAAACGATCTTTACCTAAATTTTTCTGCTCTTTAAATAGTTTATTACTGTTTAATTGTATATCTGCAAGCGGTTTTGCACCAAACTCATCCATCATTGTTCTTCGCATACTATCACTAATTACACCTCCTGTTCTTCCTCCTCCTGATTCTTTTCTTAGTTTTTTTAATCTTGCTTCAAAATTTTCTCGTTCTGTACCAGTTAAATTATTTCTTAAATTATTAAATTGAGTGCTAGTTACATCTTGTCCAAGTACATTATTTAAAAACTTTAATAATTTGGTTAAAGGACCAGCAATAAACGCATCAAAATTAGTTTTTAATATACCCATAAGTCTACTAAATTCGCTTGATACTTCATTTAACTTGTTTAAATTTTCTACTCCTTTATTTCCAACTATTTGTTGATACTCTTTAGAAAGTAAGTTATTTAATTCTTGTACTTTTCCTTGCCTTTCTAGTTGACGTGCTAACTCTTCAGTTTCATCTGAAGTAAATAAGAATCTTTCTCGTGCAAGTGCAAGTTTTCCATTTAGCGTTCCCATCTTTTTCGCTGTTTCGATAGATGCTTGTCCAATTTTTGTCATTTCGGCAACTAAAGCTGTAGCTGCAATAGAACCAGCAAAACCACCACCAGGACTTGCTGCTTCACCTAACGCACCACCAATAGCACCTGGTATGGCTTGCCCTATACCACCTCCAAATAACAAAGGAAAACCACCACCAATAGCAGCACTTTGAATAATTCTTCCTCCTCTACGTTTATTTAATTTTTGTTGCTTCTCTTTTTCCCTAGCTAATCTTTTTTCTTCCGCAACCCTTTCTTTTGCTAAACGTAAATTTTCCGCATCTTGTAAATTTAATAACTGTGCTTCGTTTACTAAATTTTTTGCAGTCCTAAATTTTCCAGCTTTAGCTAACTGTTCTGCTTTGTCTAATTTATTTCTTCTTTCTGCTGTTTTTAATCCAAATCTATCTAACTCATTTAGTTTATTTCTTGTACTTTCAATAGATTTTAATACCGTTAACTCTCTACCTCTTTTAAATATTGGATCTTTCTTATTTCTTTCTTTAGCTTCTTTTTCAAACTTTTTTAACTTACCTTTTAACTGGTTAAGTTCTTGCTCAAATTGTTGAGCATCTAGTTTGATATTAACTTCATAAATAGCATCAGCCATCTAATTATGTCGTTTAAGTTTGGATTCTTTTCCTATTCTGTCATATTCTGCCTTTTCTCGCTCACTTTTTAACTGTAAATATGAACTCCAATATATCAATTCCTCATAAGTTACCTTATTTCTAAAATCTTGCAAAGTATAGCCTAGCTTCTCACATAAGAAAAACTGTAAAAATAAATTGTTATCTTCATCAAGATGTACTTTTAGAGTTTACGGTATCTACCTCCTCCTCCATTCCTTGCATTTTTAACATCAAATCAGTAAGCACAGTTAAAGGAATCTCCCTTCTTAATGAAGCACGATCTCCCTCACTAAATAACCTGTTACCATTTTCATCTTCGGATTTGTTCATTATGACCTGTAAAGCATACTCTAAACTTTCAGTGTCATTAGCTTTATTCATTCCAGCAAGTGTTTTATATATTGCTTCTCTATCCGCAATAGTTAAAGGCTTCCAGTATATTTCTAAAACTATTACATTTTCTTTTTTAATAATGTAACGACTGCGGTTGTCGATACAAAATGCTTCTTTTAGCTTGTCAATAGCTCTTTTGTCAGCCATAAATTAATTTTCTGTACTACTCTAATATACCTTAAGATTGCTTATCTGGCTTAAATCCAGCAGAAAAAAAACCTTTAGTTATATCAGTCTTAAGAAAAGCATTATGTTCTGTGTAAACTTTATACCAGTTTGGGTTGCGATCTCTAGAAGTTAACTGATGCCTCTTTCCATGCTGCTCATAATTTACTGGATTTCCTTGTGTATCAGGCATTGTAGCATTAGGTCTATTTACAGCAAAACCAGCATACTTAGCTTCGTTTCCTATGTATATGTGACTATTTAAACCTATTGGCGGAACTTCAGGTAAGCCTGGAACTCTACCCATTTTTCCTGGGTACTCAACTGTATCCATAAACCAAGTCATAGGTGCTTCTCCTGCTCCACCTGTTGTTCTCTGTGCCTTACTACTTGGAGGAGAACATTGAACTTCATTGTTATTACTTCTGTCATTAAATTGACTAGGTAATTGCTGATCTTTACGTTCTCTCTTTTTATCTTGTGTAGGTTTTACAGGACTTGTAGATATTTTCCAACTTTTTGCAAAATGTCCTGACCACCACGGACCATCACTTTGAAGTCCGTAAACTATTCTTGCTGCTGCATTTGATCTGGCAGCTTCAGCGATCTCTCTTAGATCGTCTGGTAATTGTGTGATAGGTCTACGTTTTCTACCCATTGGCACTAAAGTTGCAACTTACAACACTAAGAAAATGGCTGTCACCCTCTGTAGTTACTGCTGTTGGTCCTACGATTTGTGTAACTCTAGGACTACATGAAAATTTATCTACATAAGTAGATGTATTGACAGAAGTTAATCCTGTTATAACTGTTTCTGATATAGCAGATGCAATAGCAGATCCTTTATTCGGAGGTGTCATTACACCACATCTAACTGAACCTTGATAATATGTCTGGGCTGCTCCTTGTGGTTGAGCAGTAGCCTGATTAAAATTGATATTTACCATTACATATTTTTTGTTTTTTCCTGGAGTTGTAAAAGGGGTATTATCAAAAACTACAGTTACAGTTGGATCGGAGTCTGCAACAGCATCTTGTATGGCTGTCTCTATAGCTGCTCTGGTATTTACTAAAGTCATTAGAATACAATCCTCAAACGAAATAAATACTCTTGACCACCTTTTAGTGTTCTAATGTCCATTATCTTAGCAAATCTAGTAGAACCAGAAAAAGTTAGTTTAATCTCATCTTGAAGCACAGGTTGACTATCTCCGATTTGATCGGGAGTAATATATAACCTTGCAGTGTTTTCTTGAAATCCGCTTTCTTCGTCTGAATCTACAAATTCTATGGGAGTTTTAAAAGTGTATTCAGTATCTACTGTGTGATATTCTCCTGTCTCATTGTTGTAACTAGATGTTCCTTTTCTTATATAAGTAATCTCGTTATCTAACGATACTCCAAGTTGAGCAACAACCTGTTTTGCAATACTTTTAAATGCTGTGTCTAGTGATCCTGCCATTAGCCTCTAACCGCCCTTAGTTGAAAAGTTCCTGCTCCACCTAGCATATATGCTCCAAGATAACTTTGTAACCAAGGGTAAACATCTAAAATATTATTTATTGATCCTGTGCCTTGACTATCAGTATTATATTTAACCTGTATATCTCCTAGCTTTACTTCACTGAAGTTGCCATCTTTACCAGTAGTACCAGTAATAGCTCCAGTATCATTTGCTAAAGCTCTAGCTAATTCATATTCTGCATACTTAATATTATTTGGAATTGTAGAACAAGCTAACTCAACTCCATCTACCTGATAATTATTTCTAGGAAATTTCAATGCTTGTCCGTCATCACATCTATCTCCATAAAATACAAAGCTATCAATCCATCTTGTAGCTGATATTAATGATCTATTTTTCTGATCATCTGTTTTATTTGTCCACGTTGAAGAATCTGGTACTGTTTCAAAGTAAGTATTAGCTTCTGCCAATGTGACATAACTATTAGCACTAGCTCCTTTTATTGTTGCGTCTATAGTTGCTGCCACGATCTATAAAGTAATTTAGTCTTATTGTAGCGTAAAGAAAA